TCAGCGGCTCCGGCGCCGCGGCAGATTCTGTTCTATTTCGTCGCACCACTCCTGGATTTGGACGACCAGCTCTCGAACGCGCCGCGATTCGTCGTAGGAGAGAGCGCTGGCGAGCGGCCCCGCGGGATGCAGACGGATAAAAGCTGCAAAATTTCCAAGTCCGCGTGACGCCGTGAGCTCATTGTAAGCCGCGCTGGCGGGACGGCGGCCCAGGTGTGAGTTCCTCTGCTTTCCTAGCTGTGCCAAATCGTGGACGCTGATCGGTGGCGATTGTTCAATTTTTTCGTTGCGGACGTGCTTTGGCACCATTCCGATTGCCGTGATGCTCGCAAGATCGCCGTGACTTAGGCCTATAGCACGCGCCGCGGCCGCGCGACTGTTGGGGTCTAGAGTGCCTTTTGGAACCTTGCCCCGGCCCTTCGCAGGCGGAATGGATGCCAATATTTCGGCCATGCGTTCGCGGGCGCGCAGTTTGATGCGCCTTGCCGCTTCCATCAAAAATGGTTCCTTGATTTGTCGGTAGTAGCTCGCCGCCGCGGCCGCGTGGTCCTCCCATGCTTTGCACTCATCCAGACGCTCACACTCGGCGAGCGCTTTTTTTGCCGCTTCGTAGTTCACGGGTAGCCGCGCGTTTGGAATGTCGCGCTTTATAACCGCCGGAATTGTTGATATGCGCATTGCTAAGATTCCTCAAGAATTCGAAGCGCCGGCGCGCGCCGCGGCAGCCGTCGATACACCCTGCGCGTCATCCTGACGTCGGCGTGCGCGAGCCGGTCGGCGGCCTCCTGGTCGCTGCCCGCATCGCTCGCCGACTTCGCGCGCAGGTCGTGGAAATGAAATCGCGCCGACAACCCAGCCTTCATCGCCCTGCGCATTAAACGCTGCCACTGGCTCTGAAAGCCGTTCATAGAATACGGGCTGCCCTTGCGGTTGCAGATCAGCGCGCGCCGCATCTGCGGCCGCTCGCGCAGCAGCGCCTGCACTGTAAGGCGCAGCTCCTCGTTCCATTCAATCAGCTGGCGCTCGCCCATCTTGCGCCGCTCGAAGCTGATCCCCTCATCTGTCAGGTGGCGGCGCTCGAGTCTTCGAATCGTCCCCTCATCCATCCCGCCCAACAGCGCCAGATCCATCGCGTACCCGATCATCGGCTGCGCGAGATCTCGCACCAGCAAAAACTCCTCATCTGTCACATACCGCTCGCGCGGCTTTGACTGCGGCAGCTGCAGGCCGAAGCACGGATTGGGTCGCGTGCGTGCTCCGATGCGCCGCGCGAACGTCAGCAGCGTCGATAGCGCCCGCACTTCGTGCCTCGCCTGTTCCGTCGCGCCGCGCCGGCGCCAAAAGTTCCACACATGGTGCGGCTCGATCGTCTCGGCCGGCATGTGGCCGAAGACGCGCGCGATCATCTTGAATTCGCGTCGACGGCTTTTCCGCGTCTCCTCAGCCTTCGTGCTGAGCTCCTCAACGTCAAAGCGCGCGATCAACTGGTCGATCGAATTGCCGGGCGCGGCCGCGCCCAGAAGCGATGCGAGGCGGCGAAGCGCCTCGGCGTAGTCGGCGCCCAGGCGCTTCCAGCTGCCGGCTCGATCGACGTAGTAGTACGATCCCGACCGGAAATACACGCGCTGCGGCAGGTGCCTGTCGCTTTTTCTTTTTCTCCCCACGCCTGACACGCTAATGCCTCGCCGGCAGCGCGTCAAAATTCGGCTCGATCGATGTCCTGGTCGGCCGGTCCGGAGCGATCGAATCGGCGCGCACGGTAGGGTGACCATCAGCCCGGACGAAATGCTGCACCCCGTTTTTTCTGAGCCACCCGATCTGCCGCGCCGGCTGGCGGTAGCCGGTGAGCTCCTCGAGCTGCTCGCGCGTCAGAAACATGGTGTCAGGGATCAATTGCGCTCGCGCGCGCGATCCGCTCACCGGCCTTTCTGCCGCGCTCCCATTCGGCCGTGCTGGCCTGCGCGCTGAACCAGCTGAAGTGCGTATTCGCGCAATCCGATCCATTGACGCCGGCGTCAAGGCCTGCGTCGTACGGTGTGCGGAATCGGCGTTGAGCGGCCGAGCGGCAGCTGCGAATTACCACGGGTGCGACGCCCAGGCCTCGGCGTGCTCAGGGCACAGGTCCTTGCCCGGCGCCGGCGAGGCTGTGCAACTGTCGCATAGGGCAGCATCGCAGGTGCGATCGCGGCCGAGTTTCCAGTCGCACTCTCGGGTGGCGATGCAGCCGCACTTTACACACGCGGCGATGCGGTGCTTGCCGCAGATAATCGCCCACGCGCCGCCGATCCGAACCCGGGTGCAACGCATGTGCTTCTCAGGCGCCCGCAGGCGCGCGGCCGCGCCCAGCGGGCCGTGGCGCATATCCGCGAAACCCTATCTCGAGATTCTTCGGCCAGTCGGCGAAGAGCGATCCCCATTCGATCCAGATGAGGGCTCCGAAAATCGCGATCGCCACCAGCGCGCCGGCCTCAAAGCGAGCATCCAGGTACACGCGTTTCCCCTTGACGCAGATTGCGAAGGGAAGAGATTAAACACCGCGTTTAATTGATCGTCAACGTCCTGTTTATTTGCAACAGCCCGTCAGTGGGCTTCGGATGCATTCCCCACGCCGGCGACGTAACGATTGAAGCCATCGAGCACGAGGCTCGCACTCGGGACGCAGCCAAACATGTTGTTGCAAAAAAAGGTGGCCACGATCGCGTAGGTGCCGTTCGGCTGTGGCGCCTTGTTCACGGTCGCCGCGAGTGCGGCGTCGCCAGGTCCTGGGTTGAACGTCTGCATGAAGTCGGGCGAGTAGGTCTGAATCTTGTATGCCGTGTTCTGCAGCACGTAGGTGCGCGCTGCGGCCCATTTAACAGTGCAGTCCGCGTCGCTCGAGCAGATCGGAGCAGGAGCGATCGGCGCGGACGGCGTTGTCGCGCAGCTGATCAAAGACGCGGCGATCGGCGCGGCGAGCATATTTCTGCGCATATTCCCCCCTTTGTCGATCGTGCGTTTACCAGAAATTGCTACCCGGTGACACTGTCATTTCTAGCAGGTTCATGACCTGGACCTCATCCAGTAGGCTTGCGAAATTGGGCGCTGGTGCGTTTACCGTCTGGCCAGTTTGCTATGTCGCCGGTTCGGGCGAGACGCTTCCATCTCACACCCCTCGAGCGCCAGGCGCACGGCGATTCGAAAGTCTCGTCTCTGCTCCTCGGGAAGCGCCTCGTAGCGGTCAATTTCCCACTCGAAGGGCCACGCGGTGCGCACTGGCGCCTGCGGCCTGGGGGCCCCTCTATCGGGCACTAATCCAACGAGTTCATCCAGCGAGCGGCCCAGGACGGCCGCGCATGCAACCCACATCGTCGGCGGGATATCGCCCCCGCGACGCTTCCAGTTCGTTAGGTTCTGCGGCGCAAGATTCAGCTTTTTTGCCAGCGCGGCGACGTTCCAGCCCTTTGCACTGGCCCACCGAATTGCTCGGGCGAATTGCGTCTCCGTTTTGGGCGCTCTGGCCACGGGGAAAGACTAAACAATCCGTTTAGGCATTTGTTAAACGCCGCGTTTGACTTTTTCTGTAAACGCGGTGTTTACTCCGCGTCGATGGATGGCCAGACCACCGCCAGATTGATCGATGCCGCCGGCGGCGACACCGCGTTCGGCAAGCTCCTGGGCATCGGCGGAGAGGCCGGCTTTCAGCAGCGGGTGAACAACTGGCGCCGGCGCGGACTGCCGGCGGCCGTGGCGCTCGAGCATTACGACGTCGTCAAGAAACTGCACGCGAAAATAGGGCGCGGGCGCGCTCGCTAGCTGCAAGCCGATGGCTCCCGCACGCAATCTCATCCGCTCACCGGCACGACTTAATCTGGCGCGCATCGCCAGCAAACCCCCGATTCGCGATCGCCGGCGACTGGCGCGCCAGGCCGCCGATGCCCTGGTCGCCTGGCGGCGGAAGTGGGAGCGCGAATTTTGCTCCGCGCCGAGTGAAGGCATGGGGCAGGGCGACGAGCTTCGGATGTGGCGGGTCGCCGGCCGCCTCATGGCGGCGCGAGGCATCCGGAGTCGGTTCGCGTGAGCGAGAAGCTCAAGGATTTTCGCGGCAAGATCACGCCGGAGATCTATGTCGCGCTCGAGGCCGAATCGCGCGTCAGCGGACGCACGCACTCGGAGATCGCGCGAGAGGTTTTGCACCGTTGGGCCCTCGAAAAGCTGCACATTTCCAGCGTAGTCGAGGGGCTTGCCGCCGCTGAGGGAATCGGAGGGAGAGCGAGGGATCGCTCGCCCGGCGGGCGCTGACGACGATGGCGCGACGTGACAGGGAAATCTCGGCAGCTGCGCCGCCGGTCGCGGGATCCACTGTCTTACCGATCTGGCCGCAGCGCCAGATCGCCCGCTGGCGTGACGCCATTCTCGACGACGAGAAGCTATCCGCCGGCGAGAAGCTCACGGCCATGGCGATCGCGCGCTTCGCCGACAGCGCTTCCGCCAAGACCTTCGCTTCTGCGCCGCGCCTGGCGCGCCTGGCGAGCCTGGCCGAGCGCAGCGTGCGCACCCATACCCTGCGACTGATCGAGGCCGGCTACGTGCGTGCGGTGCGCAAGCCGCAGCGCTCCAGCCGCGCCTGGGCGACGCGCGAGCTGGTGCTGCTGCTGCCGCGAGGTGCGGCAAAAAACGACGCGAGGTGCGGCAAAAAACGACGCGAGGTGCGGCAACGGTTGCCTACTATCCCGTATATATCCAGATCTATCCCGGGGCCCGCCGCGCCGGCCGACTTTGCGGAGTCGGCCGCGCTGGGCCCGGAGATCGAGGCGCAGATCGGCGAGCTCGCGCACGCCGGCATGACCAGCGCGGCGATCGCCAAGCGCCTGCGCCGCGAGACCCCGCATGTCCTGAGCACCCGGCAGGTCGACGCGGTCCTGGCGCGCCAGCAGCGCTCGCTTCCGCTGGGGCCTTGCCTGGTGGCAGCGGACAAGCGGACGACTGGCAAATGAGCGGCCGATACCAACGTGGCTCGCTGCGCCGCGAAGGGGACCGCTGGATCCTGCGCCGGCGCGTTGATGGCAAGGAACAGCGCCTGCCGATCGGCAAGGTGGCCGACCTGCGCACTGAAGGGGCGGCCAGGCGCGCGGCCGATGCGCTGCTCGAGACGATGGCCGAGGGCGCCCGGGCGGCAGGTGAGCGCATCACGTTCGAGCGCTATGCGACCTTTTTCCTCGACAAGGTCTGCGCGCAGAAAAAGCCGGCGACCGTCGTGACTTATCGCAGCGTGATCAAGCAGCACCTGCTACCGCGGCTGGGCCGCGAACCGCTCACGCGCATCGATGGACGGGCCTTCACGCGGCTGATCTCGGATCTGGAGGGCGAGCAGCTCTCACCGCGTACCGTGCGCCTCTCGGTCATTGTTCTGGCTCGGGCGCTGCGCAGTGCGCGATCGAACGGCTACGCGGCCGCGGATCCGGACACGAAGATCCTGCGGCTGGATTCCAAGCGATCGCTCGATCGGCCGCGGCGGGTTTTCACACGCGAGGAGCTCGTCCGCATCGTCCATGGCGCCCCCTATCCGTGGCGCGCGCTGTACGCGCTGCTGGCGTATGCAGGCCTTCGCACCGGTGAGGCGCTCGGTTTGTCCTGGCCGGCGATCGACCTGGCCGGCGCGAGCATCACGATCTTTCAGGCCGCGTACATGGGCCAGATCCAGACGACCAAGACGGCCGAGTCGGCCGTGACGATCCCGATCATTTCGCACCTGGTCGAGGAGCTCGGCACCTTCCGCTATTGGTGGCAGGACAATTGTCGGCAGGCCGCGCCGCTGTTCGAGAACGCGCCTGGCGCGGGCCTGCTGTTCCCGTCGCCGCAGGATCCGGCGCGCGCCTGTCATCGATCGGGCGTGCATAAGCACCACTTCGTCCCGCTGCTCAAGCGCCTGGGGATCGAGCCGGAGGGCTTCCACATTTTCCGGCGCACCTACGTGACCGAGCTGTTCCGCGCCGGCGCGGCCGCGCCCACGGTTAAGCGCCTGGCTCGCCACTCGGATCTGAAAACGACGGAGCGCTACGCGCAGCTCAACGTTTCCGATCAGCGCGCAGCGGTCGAGGCCTTCGGACGCGCTTTGCCAGCGACCTGAGTAGTACAGGCGACATACAAACAAATCTTGTCCGCACCGCGAAAGGGGAAAAGTAAAATGAAAAGCACCGTTGAATCGACAACAGGCGCCGCGCGCGTGCGCAAGCCGAGCTCGCAGCGGCTGCTGCAGCTGGCCGGCGACTGCATCGACGACGCGATCGCGTTCGGCCCGCAGGACCTGCAGGATCTGCGCGAGGCACTCGTCGAGCTGATCGCGGCGCGCCGAGATCAGCGTAACGGCGAAGCTGACGCCGGCGGCGTGCCGGCATCGATCGCTCCGATCGCAGTGATCGATCTCGCGGACCCGATGACTAATCTCGCGCCAGACAAGGTTCAGGCGCTCCAGAAATCCGCGTCCCTCGAGCTGCCGCTGCTCGCGTGGCTCGCAATCCACGGAAACGTGTGCCTGGGCCTGCGCCATCCGATGAACCGAGGGCCCTCGAGGGCGGTCACGCTTGAAGCGCTGAAAGGCATCGGCTCAGTGCTCGTCGATCACGGCGTGCTGCTGCGCGAGCAGCTCGAGGCCGCCGAGCGCCTAGAGCGCGAACAGCAGGCCAGCACGTTGTGACTGCCTCGCCCAAGCTCGTCCTGGCGCTCCTCCGGGCGGCCAGCTGCCCGTTCTGCGCAGGCGCCGCGCACAAGCTGGTCGAGCTGCCGAACGGGACGCACGTCGTCGTGTGCATGCGACCAGGTTGTCACGGCTGCGGGCCCGATGGCCGCGACTACGCCGACGCGGTCGATCGGTGGAATCGACGCTGCGAGCCAGCAGTGCCGGCGACCGGGCAGATCTCGTGAGCTGGCTGCGCGCGCTGCTCGGGCTGGCCGCCGCAACGGCGATCGCGCGCGAGCTCGTCTACGTCACCTGGGCGCAGGCGGATCGGATGCTGCGCGACCCGAGCGGCGGCTGGTCGCTCGCTCCGGAGGAGGACCGCAACCGGGTGCTAGGGATGGCCTACCTCGAGCGCCGGCGGCCGCCGGCGGACCGCATGAGCGCGATCAACCCGGCGGCTGCGCATCGCTGTCACTGGCCGGGCTGCAGCGCCCTGGTGCCCCCCGAGCGATGGGGCTGCCAGCCACACTGGTACGCGCTGCCGGCCGAGCTGCGCCGGCGGCTGTGGTCGACCTACCGCACCGGCCAGGAGATCTCGAAGACACCGAGCCTGGAATACCTGGCGGCCGCGCGCGCTGCCCAGGACTGGATCCAGGCGCACGCCGCCGAGCTGCGCTCGCTGATGGTGGAACCGTGACCAGGTCGGCCGAGCTCACCCCGACGATGTGCAAGGCGATCGCCTTCATGCGAGCGCACGGCGATGTGATCGCCCGCTACCCGGGCGACTACTGGTGCGGGCCGCGGTTCGACCGGTACCGATCGTTGGAGAGCTCGACCGTGCAGGCCCTGGTCGATCGCGGGCTGGCCGAATACCACGCCTGGGCGGCGTATTCGCGCGGCAGCGGGCTTGAGCATTTCCCGATCGGGGCACGACTGACTGCGCAGAGTGCGGCGTATCTCGGCGAAGCGGCCGCAAAAAGGCCTATTTCTCCCGAGTAATTCGCAACGTCGCTTTATTGCTAACTTAATGGCACAGGAAAATGAGCATGAGAAAAATCAGAAAGTCGCAGGGGAAAGTTAAAGTGAAGGGCGAACGCCCCCGGCCGCCCCCGGTCGATCCGGCGCCGATCTTCAGATCGTTGTGCGATGCATCGCCACTCAACCCACGCGGGGCCGACGAGCTGTTCCTTCGCACCTTCCGCCGCGGCTTCATCGAGCGCCAGGGCGCCGCCGGCTCCCCGCCGGTATGTGTCTGTATCGCCTGCGGTTGCGATGATCTGCACCCCTGCGACAGCGACCTGGGCAAGCCGTGCAGGTGGAGCTACCTCGCACCGCTCGCGGGCATCAGGATCTGCTCGAGCTGCTTCCCGCGCGATGCCGAGGCCGCCTGCCGCCTCGGAATGGCTTTCGGCCGGATCGCAAAGCTGGTGCTCGAGCGCGATCCGCTGGCGCGGCGCGCCGCCAGGCGCGCGGCGTGATGCAACTGTTGCTCGAGATCGGCCAGGCGGCGACCTTCGACGGGCTCGTGCACGGGACCGACGGGGTACTCACGCTGCCCGAGGGGGCCGACCTGGTGCTGGCAACCAAGGACGGGGCTACCGAGTCCGGGCTGCCGGCCGCGGTGCTCGCCTTCACCGTCCAGCTGCCGGACGGGCGCACCGCCCGCGCGCGGACGGTGCTGACGGTGCGCCTGCTGATCATGACGCTCGTCGCCCTGCGCGGCCGCTACGGCCCGGACGGGAAGGGCGCGAACTGATGGCCCGGCGCGTCGGCAGCCTCAAGATCAGCGTGAGCCCACGCCTGCGCTCCTACCTTGATCGCCTGGTCGCGATCCAGGGCTACGGGTCGGATCGCCAGAAGGTGGCCGAGCGCTTTGTCTGGGACGGTGTTCACCGCCTGCTCGAGGCCGGCGTCCTGAAGGAGCGCGGACCCTGAGCTCGTGTACCGCAAAAAGTGCATCCCGGGGATGCAGATTGGCGGGGCGGCGAGCCGGGGCGCCAGGTTCTCGGCGCATCGCCATGCGAATTCAGCCTGGCGATCAATCCGGACGCTTTTCTTCAGTGAGTTTGCGAAATTGCGCAGGTCGCCGATTCGGCTGCCGCGGGCGAGCTCGGCGCGCGCAGGGCGTTCAATGCGCTCGGCGGTCAATTCTTTCTCGCGTAGTGCACCTTGCCCGTCTGCCCGCACTGCGCGCAGGTTGGGCGCAGGGCCGCCAAGATGTCATCGGGCATCTGGCCGTAGCTCGTAACCGTGATGGTCTCGCCGCTGAAGCCCTCCAGACTGAAGTGCTCCCACAGGGCGCTGTAGGGCTGATCGTTCTTGCGCAGGACGACAAAGCCCCGGTGGCCGCACTGGCAGACGATTTGACTGCGGGTGGTGGACGTCATGGCTGCTGGCTCCGTCGGCCTCGGAAAACCGATGCGCGCGTAGCAAAAAAGAATAAGCAGCGCAGGAATTCAGGACGTGCGGCTTGTCACAGACCGGCGCTCTTCGGACTAACGGGCCCCCGATGAGCCGGCAGGCCTACAGGGGGCCGGGCATTAGCAGCCGTCGGCCATCAACGTTTCGTCGCGTATTGGACCTTTCCTGTCTCCCCGCACTGCGGGCAGGTGGGCCGCAGTGCAGCCAAGATATCCGGGGGCGTGTCGCGGTAGCTCATGATCGTAATGGTCTCGCCGCTGAAGCCATCGAGACTGTACTTTTCCCAGAAGGGGGTGTCGGGCTGATCGCTTTCGCTGATCACCAAGTGGCCTGCGTTCCCGCACTGACAAACGATTGGGCGCTTAGTAAGCATGGTCATCAGTGTTGGCTTCCCTTCATCTTTGCCGGGCAACGGCGCGCCCTGACGAGGCGGCCTGCGATTTTTGTACCTGCAGCATGCCACACTCGCGCGCGGGAGGCCCTCGAGCGCGTCAGGCACTGCGCGCACGGAAGGGGACATGCACATCAGAGGATGAAGGCTGGACTTTCGGCGCGATTTCATTTCCATGACCTGCGCGCGAAGTCGGCGAGCGACGCGGATAGTGACCAGGAGGCCGCCGATTCGGCTCCCGCGCACCGCCGCCGCGCAAGAAATTTCTCTTTCCGATACCGCGGTTTGAAGTCGCACTCCGCGCGATTTTTTTCCGCCCGCCGTGGCGTCGTAGCAACTCAATCCGTCACCGACAGGAGGCAATCCCATGCCCGAAGACATCACTGACGAACAGACCGCCGCCCTGGTGCGTTACCTCAGCCGAGCCGTGCTGGCCGGCCTGTGCGTGGCCGCAGCGCGCGCGAGCGCCGTCGCTCCGCTCGGCTCCGATCCGCAGGGCGCCGCCGTCGCGGCCGCCGCGGACGAGGGGCTTGCGCTGGCCGACGCGCTGCTTGAGCGCTTGGGCCCGGCGCCCTTGCCGACATGAGCCTGGTGAACGAGCTGGAGGCGGTCTCCGACGAGGAGCTCGCCGAAATGATCGAACGCTGCCGACGGCGAGTGCAGCCCGGCTATTTCGAACGCTACGGCATGGATCTGCCGGCCGAGTCGGCCGCGACGCTGCGCGCGCTGCTAGAGCTGCAGCGCCGGCGACGACAGCAGCAGGTGGGCGCGTGAGCGGCCGCGGCCGGATCGTGCTGCCCGGAGAGGGCCCGGGCGGTCAGGACGAGCCGGGCGCGCAGCGCGTCTACACGATCGAGGCCGGCTCGGGCGTCGACCAGGTGCTGCTCGAGCGCGTGCGCCAGGTTTGCGCGGAGGGATTCGACGGCAAGCACGACGCCAGGTGGACGAGCGACGAGCTCATCGGCGCGGCGATCGCGCTACTGCTATCGGCCATGTCGGGCGGCCACGACGTGGATGATGCGACGGCCGAAGGTCTGATCGAGATGGCGCGCGACTTCTGGCCGAGCGGGGCCGGCGAGCTCAAGCGCAAGACGCCCGATCGCGATCTGGTGCGTGCCGCGGCGTTGCTGCTGGCGGAGCTCGACCGGCGCTATCTGGCGCGCTCAGCCGAGCGTCCGGTGCTGCAGTCGTGAGCGCCGCCGACGGCAGCGAGCCGGATCCGGATGATCATGGCGGTCCGGGCATCGCCGCCGGCGAGGCCTTCGCCAGGGCGATGATGCCGGCGATCCGGATCTGCGTGGACAACGCCATGTCGCCCGCGCAGTTCTGGGCCGGCTTCGTGACGGGCGTGGCCGGCATGGCGATCGCCGACCTGGGCGGCTACACGGCCGCCGCGCTGCTGGAAACGGCCGCGCGCGTCGCCAAGCAGATCGCCGCCGAGCGCGACGGCCGGGTGAACTGACGTGGCGAAGCTCTTCGGACTGGCTTGGCCGCAGCACCCGCACGAGCTGCCGACCGATCGGCGGATGCTGCTCCGGTTCGCGCTCGATGCCATGCCGGTGTTTGAAACTCGCGCGCGCTGCCGGATCGCGATGCTGCACGGTCTGGCCAGTTTCGAGCACGACAACGTCTACCTGCAGGTGCGCGACGTACCGGAGGGCGAGCCACTGCTGGCCGGTCGAATCGTCTGGTCGGTCACCCTGGAGAAGCACGCGATCGCGCAGCTCGGCACGCCCACGCCAGTGTGGTTCGAGGACTGCCTGCACGCGAAAGAGATCTACGAAAGCGCCGAAAATCCCTGGAGACTGCATTGATCAACGGACTGATCGAGATCAAGCGCCTCGAGGATCTGCGATCGCGCGTCAAGCGACTGGCGCAGCACTACGCCGCGAGCCGCCCTGACATCACGCAGCTGCGCGTTGCGCGCGCGGATTTCGAGCTGCTCGCGCGCGCTAGCCCTGCAGCCCTGGTCGGCGCCGGCATCGGCGAGCACCAGGGCCGTTTCTACATCCTCGAGGCCGCCCGGCGCTTCGAACTGGTGAGCTCCACGTGAGTGCGATCGGCGAGGAGATCTCGCGCATCGGAGAAGCCCACGCGCGGATCCTGGACGAGCTCGGCGATCGGCCGCTCGATCACGCGGAGCTGGCCGCGGCTACAGGCCTTTCCGGCTCGCTGCTGCTGAACTCGGTGCGCACGCTCGAGCGCGGAGGCCGGATCCGCTACGTGCGCGGCCGCTACGAACTCACAGGCTCGCCGGTCGCGCTGCGCGCGGATGACGAGGGCGGCATGGTGCTGTCGCCCGACCCGCGGCCGCGGCCGCGGCCGGAGCCACCGGCGCCGGCGAGTGCCTCGCAGGCCGCCGCGGCGATCGCCACGGCGCGCGCGACGCCAGGGCGGCGTGACGCAACGAAACCGTCAATCGATGAGACGGAATCGCCTGTCGGCGCAACAAAGCCTGCGATTTCCGAGACGAAAGCCACGATTCATGAAACGCCGGCACCCGCCGGCGGCACTAGCCAGGAGACAGCCATGCCAAGAGGTGTTTACCCGCGGAAGCCCAAGACGCCCCGACCCGCAGCCGCACCGAATCCGCCGCGTCCACGACGAATGACCGCGACGGTATCCAGCGCATTCGAGCCGTTCCACATTCCCGCATCGCCCGCGCTGGCCGCAACATTTGAGGACGGGATCGTGAAGGTCGCCAACGATCCTGCACACCCGGTCGCGATGACCCTGGCGCAAGCGGACCAGTTCGCCGACTGGTGGAGGCGATCACGCGGAACAGCGACGGCGCTGTGACATTGCACCTGGTCGAGCGCAGCAGCGGCACGCGCCCGCCCGTACGGCTGACTTTCACGCTGCCTTACCCGCCGACGACGAATAACCTCTTCGCCGGCGCGTTCGGCGGCCGCCGGCTTTCAGTGACCGCCAGGGCGTACGTCAAGCGAGTGGCCGAGCTCGCGCTGATGAACGCGCAGCACATGCCGCGTTTCGTCCTGACCGGGCGCATCGGGATCGCGCTGGTCGCATCGCCCCCGGACGCGCGCGATCGCGACCTGGACAACCTGCTGAAGGCGCCGCTCGACGCGCTGAAAAAATGCGGCGTGCTGCGCGACGACTGCGACATCGACGACATTCACATCCGGCGCGGCTCGATCATTCCAGGCGGCCGCCTCGAGGTCACGCTGTGGCAGCTTTGAACCGACCGGATCCGCGCGGCGTGCGCGGCTACCTGGTACGCCGCCTGCGCGGCTGTCCGCGAAACCAGGTATACATTGTCCCGGGGTCTCCAGCCTCTAAGTGGTGGAATTTCAAGGACGGAATTGCCGTCGTGGACCAATCACTGACCGCCGCGCTCGAACAAGTCCACCGGTTGACGGGGAACGAAGCATGCACCTGAGAGGATGGATCGAGCCGCTGCTGCGCGACTTCGGAAATCAGAAACGTCGAGCCATCACCGGGATCCGCCACCTGCGAGGCGGGGGCACGCACGAGGACGGCTGGCCGACGATCTCGGCCGCCGCCTTTGCCAAGGAGGGCGGCATCACCCTGGCAGCCGGCGCGCCCCAGGCGCGCGGCCTCTACTACGGCGAGGTCTACACGAAAGAAGCGCTGGAAATTTGGAGGATTTACGAACAGTTACCCTACGACATGCGCGAGATCATCTTCGCGCATTTCGTGGCCACCGAGGACGCTCCGGCTAAGGCGCGCGAGCTCGGGATCTCGGTTCGCAGCTACTGGGACCGGCTCAAGAATGTCTACTCGTTCGTCGCCGGCTACCTGATGGCCGCTGGCATCAAACCGCCGTCCGGGGCGCCGAAAACCGTGTGCACGCCTGAAACGCAATAGATTGCGCCCCGTCGGTGTTGCGCCTACAGGATCTTGTGCTGTATAACGCCCGGAACTTGCAATTAGGGCGATTTTCCCCATCGCTCAGTGAAGGCCCCGTTCGCGGGGCCTTTTCGTTTCCGTTTCGCGTGCCGCGGCTCTTTCTCCCCTGCCGCGGCTTTCGGCCCGGCGCTCGTCGGGCCAGCTTCTTACATCGATCGCCGCCACGGCGCACAGGTGCCGTAACCGATGGCGGTCTCATTCCAAAGCGTCCCGGTAGCAGCATGGGGCAACGCCCTAAGCCCTAGCGGCTCCGCAGCCTTCGCGCCCACGGCAGCGAGCGATCAGCTCCTATGCGTTGGCCTGAACGGATCGGGCACCGGCCTGAATGCGATATTCAGCGGCACCGGCACGTTCACGTCGCTGACCTCGATCAACGACATCAACAACGGCAACAGCGTCACCGCATACGTCAACGCGGCATGCTCGGGAGCTTCTCAGACCGTTACCAACACCGGTGCAACCGGTCAGTTCATGTGGTCATGGGTGCTGGAATACATCGGCGCCACGACGGTTACGGCGGTAGCGAATCTATCGCACACGCCGGGCGCCGGTGCGGGCGCGATCTTGGGCACCAGTCAGAGTGTTCCGTCAGGGCAAATTCTTGTTGCGCTGTGCATGGACACGAGCGGCGGCACGACAGCGATCAGCAGTCCGGGCGGCACGAATCGCGGTAGTGGGTCGCTCGGCGCAGGCACCAGCATCCCGTATTGCTGGACGGAGTACGCGGGAGCCGGAGCCGCGATTCAGCCCAGCTTCACCTCCAGCTCCGGTGCCGCGCACAGTTTCGTCATCATTCAGTTTCTGCTGACGCCGCCGGCAACGAGCTTTCCGCCGGTCCCCGAATCGCTTTCGCTCAAAAGCCAGGTCAACGCCCTATTGGTCAACTGAGGAGCAGTAGCACCATGTCCCGATTCGTCATTCGCCACCCCAAGGGCGGCCTGTTCACTGAGGTCGACATCGTCGGCACCGTTAAGAGCACCGAGTCAGCTGGCCCTGATCAAGACGTCGTGCATCGGCGTCACAGCCTATCGCCGCGTTTCGATGGTCTGCACCCGTCGCAGGCCTCGAAGTTCGATACCGCCGAGGACGCCACCGGCCTCATGGCGCACCCGCACCTGGCCGATGCCAAGGCGTTCGAGGGCTGCACGGTCGAGCCGGCGACCTGAAGCGCGATCGCGCACCGTTCCGCAAATCTCCAAACCTCGAGGAAATCGCAATGATCCGTAACCTGTCGCGCGCGCGCCTGGTGCTCGGGCTGATCATGCTCGTGCTGCTCGCCGCCCTGCTGTTCGTACATCCGGAGCCCGGCCTGGCGCTGGCCATGTTCATCGGGCCGTGCTACGCCGTCGTCAATAACGGCGTTTCGATTTCGACCGCGATCACGGCGGTGCAGTACAAGGCCGGCACCAACGGCGCCGCCGAGATCCTGCGAGCCTCGCTCAGCCAGGGGTCCAGCGCGAACAGTGCGCCGATCGCAGCGTCGCTCCTGCGCAAGACCGCCGGCGCGACCGTGACCACGGGCGTCGCCGGTACCACGGTTGTGAAGCAGAATCCGATCAATCCGACGACCGACGCGTCGCTCGGAACATCGGCCACCGGTATCACGGCCAGTGCCGAGGGCACCAACGGTGAGCAGTTCCTGAGCGACGGCTTCAATGACCTGAATGGCCAGACGTGGCTGCCCGCGCAAGAGGAGCGAATGCTGGTGCCGCAAGGCGGAATCGTCGGGCTGACGTTCCTGGCCGCGCCGCAGTCTGCGACCCGGTACGGCCGCATCGCCTGGCGCGAGCTTCGCGGCAGCTGATCGTGCTTCGGTCGAACGTCTACAAGACGCCGCGACCGCACGAGATTGAGCTGCCCAGAAAGGACGACCTGGCGGAGATCCGGCGCTCGCACTGCGTCGCGGAATCCGGGCTGCTGCTCCAGGTCGTCGGCGACCCGCACCTGTGCTATTGCCAGTGTGCGGATTGCGGTCAGGAGGTCACCGAGTATTTCGTCGAGGTTTACTCGCCCTGCGCGCAATGGTGGTTCAAGACGCCGGGCCCGTGGTTCTACCCGATCGACTGGCTCAAGCGCGTCGACCCGCGCGATCCGGTGCAATACGAGCGCGTGCGCAACTACATGCCGCTGTGGCCGACTGAGCAGCAGATCGCGCTGGCAAATCGATGAGCACATTTCGGCCGGTGCAGCCGCCGCAGCAGCCCGCGGTATTCTTTACACCTGGTGCTGCAGCGTCATTTCCGGCTGGCGCGCTTCAGCAGATCATCGGCAGATCTGGCTCGGACATCGCGGCACTCGATGAAGTACTGCCGCCGTTCATCGTGCAACCAGCGACGTCGCGCGTGATTTCGCCGCAACCCCTGCCGCCGATCGCGCCGCCGGCGCGCAGCGACCTGGCTGCGCTCGATGAAACGCTGCCGCCGTTTGTGATACCGATTCCGCCGCCGGCGGCTTCGAACGTGCCGCCGGCGAGCAGCTCGGCGCCGGCGACGTCGATTCGCGCCGATCTTGCGCCGCTGGACGAGGTGCTGCCGCCGTTCATCGTGCAACCGGCGATGTCGCGCGTGATTTCGCCACCGGTGGCGCAATCGATCAGTCCGGCGGCGCGTAACGACCTGGCTGCGCTTGAGGAATCGCTGCCGCCGTTTTTCGTGCCGCTGCCTAGCGCGCCGCCCGCAAACGTGCCGCCGGCGAGAAGCTCGTCGATACCTGCGGCCGCGCGCTCGGAATTCGCGCCGCTGGACGAGGTGCTGCCGCCGTTCATCGTGCAACCAGGGATGTCGCGCGTGATTTCGCCGCAACCCCTGCAGGCGATCGCGCCGCCGGCGCGCAGCGACCTGGCTGCGCTCGATGAAACGCTGCCGTATTTCACGCCGGCAGTAAGCGTCCCGCGCGGGATCGCGGTGAGCGCGATGATCCCTGCGCCGCGAGATTTCGCTGCTTACCAGCTGCCTCGATCGCCGTCACCTGGTCAGATTCCGCGCTTTGTGCCGGCTGGCAGAATTGCTGCACCGGCGTTTGCGACCCTTGTCGATCGCGCAGCGCTGCAGCGGCAGATTTTCGCGCCGATCGTTTTCGAGATCATCAAGCCACCTGCCGATCGCGTGCTCGAGGCGTTCTACCAATCGCGCACATTGGTCGCGGTGTACGGCGATCGCAGGATCATCGTCACCTACCGCACGCGCACGCTGGAGGCGTGAAAATTGATGGACGCACGCCCGCAGCCGTACCGCGAGTATCTCGCGAAAGTCGGATTAAAGGCGCAGTTCGCGATCGACTGGGAAGACGAGCTCTCAATCCGTTGGCCAGCTGCAGGTCGCTATATCAGCGCCGGCGTTGTGGTTCGTCCGTCGATGGCGACCGGATTCGAGTACCTGTGCGCGGTCGCTGGTTACACCGGCAGCGCCGAGCCAGCCTGGCAAACGACTGACGGCACCACGACGGTCGATGGTTCGGTGCAGTGGACTGCACAGCCGGTGTCGAATGCGTCGCTGACATCCACGGTGCAGTCGTCAACCTGGGCGCCGGTGAGCGGCGTCAGCTTGACCGGTGGCGCGGTCAACCGGCAGGAAGCGATCGTAACTGCCGACTTCTCGGCCGCGACGTCGCCAACTGACTACGACCTGGTCAACACGGTGACGCTGGTTGATGGAACGACGCGCGTTGGAATGTGGCGAGTCAAGATCCGCTAGCGATTCGAAACGCATCGCGACAATACGCCGAGCACGATCGTGACTACGGTCGACGCTGGCGAACGGCGCGCGCTCGTTTCCTGCGGCAGCATCCGCTTTGCACTTATTGCCAGCGGCAAGGATTTACGGTTGCAGCGACGTGCGTCGATCATATCGTCCCGCACCGTGGCGACCTGGTGCTGTTCTGGGACGAGACGAACTGGCAGAGCCTGTGCCAGCCGTGCCACGACGGCGCTAAGGCCGAGCTCGAACGCACTGGCAAGCAGCTGCGCGGCTGTGACGCCGGCGGCGCTCCAGTCGATCCTCAGCACCCCTGGGCGGCCGAGGACAACGAACGAAGGCCACCGGGGGCAGTGAAATCTCTGGCACCTGGCGGCCGGACACCGCACGGGACAAACAAATGAGATATCCCGCAAGAATTTTTTATGGACAAACCGGGCAGAAAAAGCGCGGCCGAGCGACATCTGGCGTCGGTGACCGTGTTGCCGGTCGGGCAGCTCAAGCCGCCTGACGAACTGACCGAGGAGCAGGGCAAAATATGGACCGAGATCGTTCAGTCAAAGCCTGACGACTGGTTCGGCAGGGATTCGCACGCGCTGCTCGTGAATTACTGCATTGCAGTTATTCGCCGGCGCGCGATCACACGCGAGATCGAACGCAAGATGGGGCTGAAGCGCCCGAATGTCGGTCAGCTCGAGAAGCTCCACGAAATGGAGCGCCGGCAGATCGCAACGATTAGCTCGCTGTCGACCAAAATGCGACTTTCGCAGCAATCTAAGTACGGTCCGAGGGCCGCGGACACTGCGAGCAAGCACTATCCTGGCGTTCAGAAACCGTGGGAACAAAGCGCCTAACGCGAGGCGATCGAAATATCGCGTGGATCGAGGCGCACTGCCGGATCCCGGAGGGCAAATTCATCGGGCAGCCGGTGAAGTTGCGGCGCTGGCAGCGCCGCGAGATAAAAAAGATCTACGACACGCCGACGCGGACCGCGATCATTTCCTTCGGCCGTAAGAATGGGAAAACAGCGCTGGCAGCGATGCTGCTGCTGCTGCACCTGGCGGGAATAGAGGCGCGCCAGAACGGTCAGCTGTACTCGGCCGCACAGTCGAAAGAGCAGGCCGGAATTGCATTCGCATTGGCAGCGAAGATGGTCCGGCTCTCGCCCACCCTCAACGCGTGGATATTGATTCGCGACCACGAAAAGCACCTTTTCTGCCCAGGTGTGGGGACGCTCTATCGCGCGCTGTCGGCCGAGGTGAGGACGTCGCTCGGTCTTTCGCCGACCTTCATCCTGCACGATGAGCTCGGCCAGGTGCGCGGCCCGCGCAGCGAGCTGTACGAGGCGCTCGAGACCTCGACTGGCGCGCAGGATGACCCGCTGTCGATCATCATCTCGACGCAGGCGCCGACCGACTCCGATCTGCTGTCAGTGCTGATCGATGATGCGAAAACCGGTGCGGACCCAACCGTCAAGCTTGCTCTCTACACAGCGGGCGAGCAGCTCGATCCGTTCAGCGTGAAGGCGATGCGAGCGGCGAATCCGGCCTACGGTGATTTCCTGAATCCATCGGGCGTGCGCAAGATGGCCGAGGACGCTCGGCGCATGCCCTCGCGCGAGTCAAGCTACCGCAACCTGGTGCTCAACCAGCGCGTGAGCCAGGCGGCGACGTTCGTTTCCCGGCGCGTCTGGAACAAGAACCGCGGCGAGCCCTCGGAAGCTGCGTTTGCGTCCTTTCCAGTCTATGCCGGGCTGGATCTATCGGCGCGTAACGACCTGACGGCGCTGGTTTTATGCTGCCAGGACGACGAGCTAGTCTGGCATGTGAAATGCGTCTTTTTCGCCCCGACGATCGACCTGATCGAGCGCGCCAAGCGCGATCGCGTGCCCTATGACCTGTGGGCCCGCAAGGGGCTGATTACCCTGGCGCCAGGCGCGTCGGTCGACTACGACTTTGTCGCCGATCGGCTGCTCGCCCTGGCCGATTCCTGCGACCTGCGCCAGATAGCGTTCGACCGCTGGCGTATGGACGTGTTCAAGGCCGCCTTGGCCCGGCGCGAGCGCGAGCTGCCGATGCTCGATCACGGGCAGGGCTACAAGGACATGTCGCCGGCACTTGACTCCCTCGAGGCCGAGCTCGTCAACGCACGGCTTCGGCACGGCGCGCATCCGGTGCTGACCTGGTGCGTGTCCAACGCGATCGCGACCAAGGACGCCGCCGGCAACCGCAAGCTCGATAAGTCGAAAGCGACGGGCCGCATCGATGGCGCGGTCGCACTGGCGATGGCGATCGGCGCCGGCGCGCGGGCGGTGAACGATCCGAAGGTCACAAAGCTGGATCCCGGCTACCAGGTGGTGAGCGCGTGAAGCTACGGACGATCGCTTACAACCTGTCGATAGTCGCCGGCGTGGCGCTGATCGGCATCGGCGCCGGGCTGCAGTTCGGCCTCGCGATAGGACTGATAACCACCGGAGCGTGCATCTTGGGCCTGACACTGCTGATGATTCGCGGCGCGCGCGGGGCCTGAGAGCCGTGTTTTTCTTCCCGCGCGCGGAGGATCGCTCGCCCTGGGGCGACTTCTGGTTCACGCCGGTGGGCGCGCGCACGGCGACCGGTCAGCAGGTCACAGGCGAAAACGCGATGCGCCATGCGGCAGTCTATGCCTGCGTGCGCGTGCTGGCCGAGACCTTCGCCATGCTGCCGTTTTCAATGTCGCGCATGGCCGGCGAAACCCTAAAGGCGGTGACCGATCACTGGCTTTATCGACTGCTGTCGAAACGGCCGAACGACTTTCAGACGCCCTTCGAGTGGTCCGAGATGATGATCGGTCACCTGGCGCTGCGTGGAAACTGCTACCAGCAAATCCTTTCGAACGGCGCCGGCGAGGTCACGCAGCTGATCCCGCTGCATCCAGATCGTGTCAAACAGGAGGTCCTCGATAACGGCCGCATCCGCTACCGCGTGCGCAGCCGCGATGGCACGGAGACCGTCTTCCCGGCCGGCCAGATCTGGCACATCAAGGGGCTCTCGTCGGATGGCTTAATGGGTCTCTCGCCGATCGAGCTCGCAAGCCAGACGATCGGCCTGGGCCTGGGCGTGCAGGAATACGGATCGCGTTTCTTCCAGAACGATGCGCGCCCTGGCGGTGGCTGGATCGAACACCCCAGCCACTTCAAGGACAAGGAATCGCGAGAAATCTTCAAAACCTCCTGGCAGGAGTCGAATTCCGGGATCAATCGGCACAAGACGTCGGTGCTCGAGTGGGGAATGAAGTACCACGACCTGCCGATCAAGAATAACGACTCGCAGTTCCTGGAGACGCGGCAGTTCCAGGTCATCGACATCGCACGAATTTTCCGCGTGCCGCCGCACCTGGTCATGGACCTGACGCGCGGCACGTTCTCGAACATCGAGCAGCAGTCGCTCGAGTTCATGGCCTATACGATGGCGCCGTGGGCCGAGCGGCTGGAGAGCTCGATCGAGTTCAACTTCCTGCCCGACGAGGAGGACTGGACCACGGAGTTCGACATGCGCCACTTGATGCGCGGCGATTCCGCGGCGCGCGCCGGCTACTACACCAGCGGGATCAACGCCGGCTGGCTCACGCGCAACGAAGCGCGCGAAGCCGAAGGGATGAACAAGCTCCCGGGGCTGGACGAGCCGCTCACGCCGATGAACATGGCCGGCGGCGCGAAGCCGCCCGCGCCGCCGCCGCCGGCGGAGGCCTCGGCGCAGCGCGTCGTGATCGCCGCGGCCGAGCGCGTCGTTCGTAAGGAGGTCGCAGCTGTGCGAAAGGCCCTCGAGCGCGGCGCCAGCGCCAAGGCGGTCGGAGAATTTTACGAGGCGCATATCCGCTTCGTCAGCGAGGCCTTTGCCGTCAGCGAGCAGCGAGCGCAGGCCTGGTGCGCCAACCAGGTCGAGCAGCTGAAGGCCTGCGCGGATGCGGTTGCGCTCGATTCGATGTTGCGCGACTGGGAATCAGCAGGGCCCGCGCGCCTGGCGCGTGCGATGTATCCGTAGGAGGCTTATCGATATGCGTCACGCGCTGCTGGTATCCGAATTTCTGTCGACGCCCTGGGCGGTCGAGCATTCGCGCCTGGCGGTGTTCGCCGGTGTCGTGGCGCGCTGGGCGCACGGCGTACCGCGGACCATGGAAGAGTACGACGACCCTTCCGAGATCCAGGCCCGGCGCGATGCGGCGCAGCGCCAGGCGAACACGCTCGGCGGTGGCGTGGCGCGGATCCCGATCTTCGGGGCCATCACTCAGCGCGCCAGCATGATGTCGGATTGGTCCGGTGGAACCTCGACGCAGCAGGTCTCGCAGCAGCTCGCCGATGCGCTTTCCGACGATTCGGTCGGCTCGATCCTGCTGGACATCGACTCGCCCGGCGGCTCTGTCATGGGAATTCAGGAGCTCGCCGACGAGATCCGCGCCGCCGGCGCGAAAAAGCCGGTCGCCGCGATCGCTAACTCGATGGCCGCCAGCGCCGCGTATTGGCTTGCGAGCCAGGCCTCGGAGTTCTACCTGACGCCCTCGGGCATGGTCGGGTCGATCGGCGTCTACGTGGCGCACGAGGATTACAGCAAGGCCCTCGACGAGATCGGCATCAAAACGACGCTGGTTTCGGCCGGCAAATTCAAGACTGAGGGAAACGACGTCGAGCCGCTGAGCGACGAGGCCAAGGCGCACATGCAGGCGACCGTCGACGCGTACTACCAGGCTTTTACCGGCGCCGTCGCCCGCGGCCGCGGCGTGCCGGTCGCGGAAGTGCGCGGCGGCATGGGCCAGGGCCGGATGCTGACGGCCGACGAGGCCAAAGCGGCCAAGATGGTCGATGGCGTGCAGACGTACGCGCAGACGGTGAAGCTGATGCAGCGGCGAAACGCCGCGCCGGCGGCCGCGCGCGCCAGGGCGCGAAGCCTAGCGCTCCTCGAGCAATCCTGACGAATTCGGGTCGTGCATTGACCCAGTGCCGCGCGCTCCGTTGAGCCGCGCGGTCTCGCCCGTCGGCGAGGCGATGCGTCGTTCAACTCACCAAGGACAAACCATGAGTAAGGCATTGCGCGAGCTACAGGCTCGCAAGGCCAAGCAGGTCGCAGCCCTGCAGGCGATTAACGATGAAGCCGTGGCGGAAAGCCGCGAGCTGAGCGCCGAGGAGCAGACGGCATACTCCGCCGGCGAAGCAGCTCTTCGTGGCACCAACCAGGCAATCGTGCGCACTACCGCGCTGATCGCCGAGGAGACCCAGATTGACCGCGTACCGGAACAGCTGGTGGCTCGCATCGCGGCGACCGATCTGCAGGCCGAGCAGGATCCGAAGCGCGGATTCCGCAGCTTCGGCGAGTACGCACAGGCGGTGCGCGCGTCGGTCAAAGGGCGGATCGATCCGCGCCTGGCGGCGATTGAGGCGGCCGCGCCGACGACCTACGGCAGCGAGGGATTGGGTCAGGACGGCGGTTTTGCGGTCCCTCCGCAATATTCGACCGACATCTACACGCTGGCGCTGACCGAGGATTCGCTGATCCCGCTCACCGACCGGACTCCGATCAGCAGCAACTCGATGGTGTTCCCGAAGGACGAGACCACGCCCTGGGGGACCGACGGCGTGCGCGCTTACTGGCAGGCCGAGGCGGCGGCGGCCACACAGACGAAGCCGAAGCTCGGCACCAACACGCTGCGGCTAAACAAGCTGATGGCGCTGGTCCCGCTGACCGACGAGCTCCTGGCCGATGCGCCGGCGCTCGGTGCGTATCTGACGCCGCTGATGGCCCGCTCGATCCGCTGGAAGACGAACGAGGGCATTCTGTTCGGCCCCGGCAACGGCCAGCCGCAAGGTGCTTTCGCTGGCGGCGCGGCGATCGTGCAGGCGAAGGATTTGGGCCAGGCGACCAAGACGGTCACCATCGGCAATATCACCAACATGGTCGCCCGACTGCCTCCCGGCATGTACAACGGCGCGATCTGGCTGGTGACGCCCGACGCGCTTCCGGCGCTGTTTCAGCTCACCCTGGGCAACTATCCGATCTATCTGCCGATCGGCGGCGGCGTCGGTGCGGTCCAGGGCGGTGCTGGAGTCGCGCAGAACGTGCAGGGCGGTCCGATCGGCATGCTGTTCGGCCGACCGCTGTTCCCCAGCCAGCACGCGGCCGCGTTCAGCGCGCAGGGCGACCTGCTGCTGGCGAATCTCAGCTGGTACCGCACGATCGAGAACTCGGACGGTGTCCAGACGGCAACCTCGATGCACCTGTATTTCGACGCGGACGCGACGGCCTATCGCGTGACGTTCCGCATCGACGGGTCGTCGAAAATCGCGGCGCCGATCTCCCAGGCGAAGGGCACGAACACGCTGTCGCCCTTCATTCAGCTCGCGTCGCGCTAGTAGGCGTAGCTGCAGCTGAAACGGTAAGCCGAGCTCCGCCTGGCGGCGGGGCTCGGTCCCTTCGAACACTTCGAACACTTCGAGGATCAATTCATGACTCCGAATGCACGTCCGACCGAGCATCTCAGCGTGCTCGCGAGCATCGATCCGATAAGCCAGGCGGCCGGAACCGCCGCGACCGGATGGGTGCCCGTTTTGAATCACGATGCGCTCCTGGCTCTGATCGACGTTGGCGTCTTTGGCGCCAGCGCGACCGTCGACTCCAAGATCCAGCAGGCCCAGGACGGCTCTGGCACCGGCGCGAAGGACCTGACCGGAAAGGCGATTACGCAGCTGCTGGCCGCCGGCGGCAACAATCGCCAGGCGGCGATCAATTTCCGCTCCTCCGACCTGGATACGAACAACGGCTTCGGCTGGGTGAAGCTGTCGGTGACCGTTGGAACGGCCGCCTCGCTGATCCAGGCACTGTTGCTCGGCTTCTACCCGACCTTCGAGACGGGCGAGCAGTTCAATCAGGCCGGCGTCGCCCAGATCGTCTAGGGGCTAGTCCGATCGGCGGCCGCGCCCGCGGCGGCCGCCATCCCTCGCTATGCCCCTGAAACTCACAACTCCGCCGGCGCAGGAGCCGGTCAGCGTCGAGGACTTCCGGGCCAATTCGCGCCTGGAAAGCGCGAGCGGCGATGATGAGCCGCTCCTGCAGCGGCTGATCACGGCTGCCCGCGTTCGGGTCGAGAATTACTGTAACCGCTCGCTGATTACGCAGGAGTGGTTGCTGACGCTGGACGCTTTCCCGGGCGCACAGACCGTCGGGTCGCAGATGATCCAGGCGCCCTACAACCTGCCCGACAACGCGGTGCTGCTCGAGCGCGGCCCGATACAGTCGGTTGATCAGATCGCCTATACCGACATGGGCAGCAACTCCCAGGTCACGGATCCGTCGATCTACACCGCCGAGCTGTCCGGCGACGTTGGCCGCATCACCCCGGTGTTCGGCCAGATCTGGCCGATCACGTTGCCGCAGATCGGCGCCGTGCGCATCGGCTTCACGGCGGGCTACGGGGACGCTGCTGACATGGTCCCGGGGCCGATCATTCAGGCGATCCTGATGCTCTGCGAGCACCTGTACGGCAATCGAGGCGTCGTGGCAGCCAGCTCGCTTAAAGAGCTGCCCTGGGGCGTCGCCGCGCTCCTGGACGACTACCAGGTCCAGCTCAATTGATCGCCGCCGGCGATCTGGACCGGCAAATCGAGATCCTCAAGCGCCGCGTCGTCAAGAGCGACGCGGGCGAGGAGTCCGAGACCTTCGTGTCGGGCCTGACGGCCTGGGCCAAGGTCGTGCAACAGGCCGGCCGCGACTATTTCGCTGCGCGCCAGGTGCACGCCGAGGAGACCATGCAGTTCACGATCCGCTACCGGACCGACTTTGATCAGTTCGATCGGATCGGCTACCGCGGTCGCCAGTTTCGCATCGCGCACATGGCCGAACTCGGCCGCCGCGAAGCCTGGGAGATCACCGGCGTCGTGGCGCAGAACTAGACCGCCGTGGAGCTCGAGGACGTCCGCGATGCACTGGTCGAATTCCAGCCAGTCACAGCACTGGTCGCCGGCAGCATCTATTACCTGCAGGTGCCCGAAAACTCGGCGGCGCCCTACATCGTGCTCAAGCGCATTTCAACCGAGCCGCAGCGCTCCCTGACTGGGTCGACGGGCGAAGAGCCGACGCAGTTCATCGTCGAGTGCTGGGCGCCGACTTACACGGCCGTGATCAGGCTGCGCGATGCAGCCCGCGCGGCGCTCGAGCAGGCCGGCCTGCAGATGCAACTCGAGGCGGAGGAGTACGACAGCGTCGTGCGCCTTCATTCGGTCGTTCAACACTGGATCCTGTGGGACTAAGGAGCTCACCCCATGCCGAATACAAAGGCACAAGGCACAATCCTCTACGCCGAGTCGGCGCGCGCGGCTACAAAGCCGATAAGCGCCGTCACGAACGCAAATCCTGCGGTCGTCACGGCCACGGCCCACGGCTATTCGAACGGCCAGGTCGTATTTATCACCGGCCTGGTGGGCCCGACGCAGCTCAATGATCGCGCTTTCGTGATCAGCGGCGTCGCTGCCAACACGTTCACCCTGGGCGGTGAGGATTCCACGACCTACGGCGCCTATGTCTCGGGCGGCACGGCCGCGGCGCTCACGATGCAGAACGTCGGCCAGGTCTCCGACATCACGGCATTCGACGGCAAATCTTCCGAGGTCGACATCACGCACCTGCTGTCGGCCGCCAAGCAGTGGCAGCCCGGGCTGCCGGACTTCGGCAATGTCACCCTGCAGCTGATTACCGACAATGTCACGCCGGACACCGGCCAGGCGCTGCTGCGCTCGATCAAGAACCAGCAGAAGATCGTCGGCTTTCAGATCCAAACCGTGGACGGCAAAAACGCGGTGTTCACTGCCGGCGTCATGAGTTTCACGGCAGACCTGAAAAAAGATAGCGTGCTTATGTCTCAGGTCGCGCTGCGCGTCTCCAATCAGCCGCAGTGGTTTGCCTGATGACGCTGGCCACGCGCGAGCAGCTGCTGCGCGCGCAGCAGCAGAAGTTCGTCGACGTGCCGTGTCCGGAGATCGGCGAGGACGTCGTCGTGCGCGTCGGTCTTTGGACTGGCGCGCAGCGCGACGCCTTTGAGGCCGCGCTGTCCGATCGAAAGGAACTCGGCACGCTGCGCGAGAACGCCCGCGCGGTCATGGTGGTGCATTCGGCGCTGGACGAGCAGGGCAACCGCATGTTCAGCGACGCCGATCTGCAGGTGCTCAGCACGCTGCCCTGGTCGCTGCTGGATCGAATCGCCAATGCCTCGGGCAAGCTCAACGGCGTAGGGCCGGGGCAGGACGAGGCGGCGGCAAAAAACTGAGGGCCCAGCCGCATCGCCGGTTCACCTTCGAGCTGGCGCGCGAGCTGGGCATGACCAGGTCGGAGCTGCTCGAGCGTATGAGCTCGGCCGAGCTCACCGAGTGGATCGCGTTTTATCGCGTCCGAGGCGAACCGGCGGTCTCGCCGGTCGATTCAAAAATCGCAAAGATCTTCGCGAGGCCTGCCGGTGGCGGATGAAGTCGAAATTACCTTCAACGACCGCGACCTGGTTGCCGCGCTTCGGGAATTCACCGACACGGTCGCCCGCAAGATCGTTCGAGCCTCCCTGCGCCAGATCGCCTCGGTAATCCAGGGCGCGATCGCCGCGGCCGCTCCTCGCCGCACCGGCAAACTCGCCGACAACATCGCCGTCACCACCTCGTTTTCCGCTTCGCGCGGGATCGTCAAATCGCGCGTTATCGTCCGGACGGAGGGAAAGGCCGGCGATGCACGAAACGCCTTTTACTGGCGCTTCGTCAATTTCGGCCACCGCACGCGCCCGGGCAAGCACGGTGCCCAGCACGAGGTGGCCGCGCAGCCGTTCGTAACGCAGGCCGGCGCCCAGGCGCAGAACTACGCGGCCGACCAATTCTTCTCCGACCTGGAAGCCGGCATAGACCGGCAATTCACCCGACAGGCCTGATATGGCGTTATTCAACGTCCTGTTCGACATCGCTGCCCGCACGGCCTCGTTCGAATCATCGATGAATCGTATCGAGCAGCGCTTCAACTCCCTCACCAGTCTCGCCAAGGGCGCCGGCGCCGCCATCGGCGTCTCCCTGTCCGTCGAAGGCATCGTTTCCAAGTTCAACCAGGTCCTGGATTCCGCGCAGCAGATCTCCCGCGCCATGGATCGGATCGGCGCGAGCTCGGAGTCGCTTAGCCAGCTGCGCTACGCCGCCGGTACCGCGGGCGTGAGCTTCGAGCAGCTCAGCACGTCGCTTTCGAAAATGCAGCGCACGATCAGCCAGAGCAACGGCGATGACACCGTGTTTGCAAAGATCGGCGTCGACCTGGGCAAGCTCAAGACCCTTTCGCCCGACAAGCAGTTCGAGGCCATCGCCGAGGCGATCTCCCGCATCAAGGATCCGTCCGATCGCGCCAACGCGGCGATCGCGATTTTCGGCCGCTCCGGGGCCGATCTCCTGCCGCTGCTGACGCAGGGCGCCTCGGGCATCGAAAAGCTGCGCAAAGAATCCGACACGCTCGGACAGACCCTCGACAAGCTGACGACCAAAAATCTTGCCGATGCGAAGGTCGCGATCGACAAGATGGATAAATCCTGGAATGCGCTGTTCACGACCGTCGCCGCCAAGGTCGCGCCGGCGCTCACGGCGCTGGCCGATAACCTGCGCAAGCTCGCCGGCGGCGCCACCGATGTCGAGAAACTGCAGCAGCGCCTGCAGAGCCTTGAGGCGATGCTCAGCGGCGGCCGCACCAACGCGCGCGAGATCCCGGCCATTAAGGCCACGATCGATGCGGTGAAGCAGCAGCTGGCCGACGCGCAGGAGCTCACCGAAAACAAGCTCACACCCGTCGACATCTCCGACGTATTGACCAAGGCGCTCGGCTTCGGACCGGACCAGCTGCAGGAGATCCACATCTCGGCGACGCGGATGGAGACCAGCGTCCAGGACATCATCCGCGAGTATTACCTGGGCCTGCAGGACAGTACCCAAAGCGAAGTCGAGCACTTCGAATCGAAGTACACCGAATTTAAATTTCAGATCAATCAGCTGCTCGGCGCGGGTCTGATCAGCCCGACCACAGCGCAGCAGCGGACCGATGCTTTCATCGCCGACAACCTGCTGCCGAACCTGCAGGAGATCCAGCCGCGTTTTCAGATGATGCAGACCGAGGCCCAGAAAACCTGGGCGGCGATCACCGACGCGGAGCACGCGGCCAGCGTGCAGATGGCCAACTCGTTCGAGCAGTTTTTCGCCAATCCGATGAAAACCGGCCTCAAGGGCCTGGGCGAGGCGTTCATTCAGACCATCGATCAGATGGTAGCTAAGGAGGCAACGCTCAAGCTCTTCGGCTCGGACTCGAGCAGCGGCGTGCTCGGTTCGATGTTTTCCAGCCTGTTCAGC